CTAGAAGTGGGAGCAGACCTAGAAGTGGGAGCAGACCTAGAAGTGGGAGCAGACCTATAGAAGATACAATAAATGAATTAGATCAAAGACTGACTGAAGTTACACAGTTTCATCTTTCAAATGCAGAAGAGATACATAAGACGAATGTGAATCTAAAAAAGTTGTTGTCGGAAATTAAAAAGATATATATTATACTAGGTCAATCAGGGGCAAGGGTTGATGGGGCAGAAGAGGGCTCTAGGGCAAGGGTTGATGGGGCAGAAGAGGACTCAGGGGCAGACGGGATGGAGAGTGAAGGAGACCCAGAGTCCTGGAAGAATATGTTTTCTTAAAATAATATATTTTTATGTAAGCATTGTTCATTATGATTATCCGGGGGACATGATAATTCATAATATTCATAAATTTTAATTTTATTCACTATATTTTCTTGATTATTGTAATAATAAAATCTAAAAAAATAATGTAAAATATCAGGAACTGAACTCATTTCGGGATATTTACTACATAATTTACTTCCAATATCAATCATTCCTATCTTTGTAGAAAGATTATTATTACTTTCCATTAAATAAAATAAAAAATCACACATTAAATCATATTTATCTTTTTTAAAAGGTTTTTGATGAATACTACAGTTACCATTATTAAATAAGACTGCTTTTTTCTTACATCTTTTACCCATTTTAGTCTTACATTTACATCTTTCTAGACTCGTCCAACATTTTAAATTATCAATACTGTTTTTATAGTATCTTGTTTTATTGATATTTAATTCCCTACATAAGGGACACTTGATAAACATATTAAAATTATTATTATAGGCACATTTTTGATAACATTTCAGATGAAATATATGACCACAGGATAAGATATAATTCTCTGAATTTTCTAATGAATTTTCTAATGAATTTTCTAATGAATCTAAGCAGATACTACAATCCATATAATGAATATATTACTCGGAATTACTTTAAATATCATTTCATCTCAATATGGGAAATTATTATCATTACAATTAGATATACAAATACAAAAATACATATGCCTAGACAGATGCATAATTTTATCTTATCACAGCAGTCATCTAAATCAGCATTGTGCTTTTCATGTCGTTGTAGCTCCTCATCACTCATAACCCGAACCTTTACGACCATTTTTTATCTTAATTATTTTATTAAGAATTATGTTTTAAAAAATCAAATTTAAGATATGTCGGGAACATTCGTTCACTAGATTACCCATGCCCACTGAAATTTAATAAAATTTTCATTTGATATATTTTTCTTTAATGTTTTAGGTGAATCAGAATTATTTATATCAACTGCTCTGATAGTTAATTGGTTCGTCGTGTTCATCGTGTTCATTGGGTTCATTGGGTTCATTGGGTTCATTGGGTTCATCGGTTTGATTGGTTGTTCAAGTTTAGATGGGTCTATGGTAAGATAATATTTTTCCATTATATGATATCGTAAGAAAATAATTTTAAGTATTTAAATATAAAATTCATTTCAAATGAGCTTTACAATTTGTATATCCTAGGACACAGTTTTTACCACATTCTGATCCTTTATTTTTACCTCTGGTCAGTATAAATACACATTTTGTGCTATACTCATTTTTTAGAATTATTTTTTTATCCTGAATACTCTTGGTAGTATTCATACAATGAACATTTGGAATTACTTTTTTTACGCCATTGACTAAAGGTAAATAATCTCCATTTTTACGACAATAAGGACAATGATTATATTCCTTTTTATATTTAAATGAGGTACTCGTACCGCTAAAACTTTTCATTAAACATTCATAATGAAAAGTATGATTACATTTTAATGTATGTGAAAATTTATCTTTGAGTTCTAGACCGCAGATACCACATTCTTCTTGTTCTATCTGTTCTTGTTCGGTCATTTTATTAATAACGATTCATTTAAATTTTAAATATTATTTTCTTTTTCAACTATAATTTGCGGTGAACAGATATCTATTAAAGCAAAAGTTGATGCTGATATTAATCCTACATAAATAGCATGCTGTTTTAAGACACCACAAGTAGGTATTATCATTGTTGCCATACTAGTCACTAAAAACATAACTAAATATTTAATTAAATTTTTTAAATCAAACATATATATTTTATAATATATAATATAATATAATATAATGACTCATAATTATAGATATTCTGGTCATGATTCTGATGATTCAGAAGAGGATTTATTAACTTATGAAGGGGAAACTGATAAAGAAATTATAGATAGATTAGGAAATGATATAAGACAATGTCGTGATGATTTAGAAAGATGCGAACAATCTAAATTATCTAATAAAGCAAAAAAATTATTTAGTTGTGGAAGAGCAGGTTTAAAACCTACCAAGAAAAATAAACATAAAAGAAAAAGAAAGCACACCAAGAAAAGAAAGCCGACTAAGAAAAGAAAATATACTAAGAAAAGAAAACAGAATAAGAAAAAAAAGTAAGTATTTAAACACATAAATGATAAATACGTTTATATGAAAATTTTATCATTGTAATTATTTTTTTTGTTTAGTCATATTATTTTTTTTGTTTAGTCATATTATAATGGTTAATCAGACGGGTGGAAGAAGTAGAAGAAGTAGAAAGGGAAGGACAGGAGGAAGAAAGAATACTAGAGGTAGGATTAATCGTAAACGCAAAACTGTGAAACGTTCTATTCGGAGACGGAGTAAAAAAATGTCAGGTGGTATTGACCCTTTTCTTCCCGCCGCTGGGGTATTGGGGGCGGTTGCTTATGCGATGCCGGGCAGGGATCGATGGCATGGTTCAAAAATAGGACCGCTCCGAGAGTCGGCGGGAACAGATGAAGATGGAAACGCCCTCCCTATACCTGGACCACCGAAGGACCGATCGAAAGGTACTATCCTAAACGTATTCACGGAATGTTTAGGAATGCGTAAGAATGATGCCACTGCTCTAGTTGAAAAGTTATGGGGACCGACCGGATCTCGTCGTCAATTTAATATCAGGTCATTAGAGGAACTCAAATATATGAACCAAGAAGCATTTAATACTGGTATTGGACTTACTGACTATGAAAAATATATCCTCTCACGTCTCCATGGGCATGGACAGGGTCCAATAAGCGGTGAACTCGGAAAATGGGCGGTAGACTGGATGCATACTAACCGCTTAAAGTGGAAGCGTTTTTATCAGATGTATGGGCCGGTAGATGACGCATGTGACTGGAGAAACGTTTTCTAGCCCTGATGAGTAATGAAGCAGAGAGGAGGTAATCAATAAATGAATCATCTATTTTATTTAAACACATAAATGATAAATACGTTATATGAAAATTTTATCATTTGATGTTGGTATTAAGAATCTTGCTTATTGTTTATTAGATACAGAAGATAAATCTATTCTTGATTGGAATATCATTAATATTTCCGTTGATACAACTTGCGATCATATTATAAAGGGTAAGTGCTGTGATAAAACTGCTACGAAGATTATTAAAGATGGAGAATTTAAATTATGTACGGGTCATACGAAGTTGAAGTGTTATAAGGATAAGAAGATGAAAAATCCACCTAAGTTAGAGAATCGTATGTTATCACTTGGTAAACAAATCGTTAAGAAGTTAGATGAGAAGAAAAACTTTTTGAATATGGATGTAGTTTGTATTGAGAATCAGCCCGCTCTAAAAAATCCTACAATGAAAAGCGTTCAGATGATTATTTATTCCTATTTTTTAATGAATGGTCAAGCTAAGGATATACAAATGATTAATGCTCGTAATAAACTCAAGGTATATACAGGACCTAAAATTGAATGTGATATTAAAGAATCTTATAAACGAAATAAGGTTTTAGCGATTAAGTATTGTGATTACATGATTAGAGAAAATATTCATATTGATAAAGTTTATCATAAGTTATATGATGATTCAAAGAAAAAAGATGATTTATCGGATGCTTATTTACAGGGAATTTATTATATCAATAAAATTAAATAATGCAGATCTTCGTAAAGACTTTTACTGGTAAAACCATTACCTTAGATGTTGAGGGTTCGGATTCGATTGAGAATGTCAAGGCTAAGATTTGGGACAAGGAGGGTATTCCTCCCGATCAGCAGAGATTAATCTTCGCCGGAAAGCAGTTAGAGGATGGTAGAACTCTTGCTGATTATAAAATTCGGAAAGATTCTACAATCCAATTAGTAATCAAATTACCTTCGGGCACTGCCACTCCAGATTCGGATCCGGATAAAATATCTATGATAAAAGGCTATTTGGATACTTATTTTTCTCATTTAGGATCAGATCCGAAAACATTATTATATATAAATATTTCAGTCCAATTGGAAACTAATCCGAAATTATTTGATACTAAGGTATTTAGTAAATTTCCAGGAAATTTTAATATCGTTAATTTAATATTGTTTAACCCCACATTCCATAATGATAGTGTTCAAGAAATGATTATCGGTTATCTCGAAAATAAGAAGAATTTTAGAATAGTAGATAAGAGTGAACATATGGGTTTTATTAGATATGAGTTAGTACGTGATTGTAAATTATTGTGCGTACATTTTCCACCAGAACGTATCGGTAAAGAAAGTGTAGAATTACTATTACTTGAAAAGCCCAATAGAGTAGAATTAAGTAAATATATGGATACAACTAGAGATAATTGGATAATGTATGCTTATGATATGTGTTGCGTTAAATCTGAGAATCTAGAAACTACCCTTGAATTATCTGACCTAGGAAATGAGAGTAACTGTGACGAAAAAAATTGTACAAGTAAGCACACTGTTCTTTCCCGATTCGGAGGAGGCAAGAAAACTAGAAAGAAAAAAAATAAAAAAGTAAGACACAAATCTAAAAGAAAATCTCGGCGTAAAAGAAAAACAAAACGTAAAATTATATAATTAGATAAATGCCTAGACCCGTGAAAGCTATTCCGATAAATGTTTTCAGTTCAAGTTTTGCTCCGCTGATAAAATATGCGGCGATAAAGAATGAAATGATGGCATTTAGATTTACAATAGATGCCGATTTACCCGGATTATCACAATTACTTATGGCTAATACTTGACAGGGAGCAATAATGATAGCACTGATACCTGCTACCATGGCGTATTTCCATAAATCTTCACTATCTATGATCTTAATCTTTTCACCTTTAACCTGCGTTTTATAAATGGCTAACGAGATAATAAAAAATCCACAAAGGACATAGTAATACAATAAGTGTTCAATATGTGAATATTTTTTTGAGAATTTTTTAGTGAATAGGTCGCGACATGCAATTAAGAGAGCCGCGATTCCTGCATAAATTATCCATATTTCCATATATATATAACTTAGTATATTATTTTATTTGAGATTTTTTTCAATTAAGATTGTATAAGGGATGGTTCAAAAATCTACAAAAAAGAATAGATGCAAGGAGTGTCGGTGTAAGCCTTGTAAGTGTAGAGAAGGAATACATTGCTATCATATTATGTGTCCCTCGTGTAATAATAAACGTAAGAAAACTCGCAGGAGAACTACTCAGAGAGGAGGGTTTTGTCCTCCCTGTCTTATTGCACCATTAATAACCGCGACTGGACTAGGTGGTGCGGCCTTTGCGGTATCCAAAAGTAGCAGTGTCAGGACTAAAAATGGTAAAACATTTTCAAAGAGAAAAGAATCCTATGAAATCAAAAAAAATGGTAAGAAAATCAAGAAGATTTATGAACAAAAGAATAATAAGATTTATTTGAATGGCAAAGAATTAATGCCGAGACCCAAGAGTGCGAGTGATGCGACAAAAAAATTAAATAAGAAGATTAAAGAATGTGTTGAATCTGGATTCAAGAAATGTTAAATATCGGGATTTCGGTTCAGTGTAATTTCGGGAGTTCCATCGCCTCTGAATTTTGCTTTTGCGATACCAGGATATTTTTTAACTAAATATTCCTGGGCTGTCTTATTCATCTGGAATCTATCAACTCCTAGACCACCTGGGGCATTAAATTTAGTCGTAAATGTAATATCATTGAATCTTAGAACTCCGCCATCTTTCAGATAAAAAAGAATTGATTGTTCAATATCTTCTTTACTTACAGATTCCATGCTTGGATATAAATCCTTAGAATGTCTATTAATATATCCGTGAACAACACCGATCACAAATCTTAAATCGTCTGTAACCTTATGTTTCATGAATAAATTATTTTTCACAGGATAAACTCCCCATAAATATAGGTCTTTTTTTTCAAGAGTTCGGAATGCTTTCTTAAAAAAAGTATCAAGATTATTTATTATTTTTAGACTATCGTCTCGTTTCAACTGAATCATATTTTGAACATCGTCGTCCATAGAAACTATTTTTTTACCAGATGGGAAATATTGACTAATATATCTCCTTTGTGGAACCAATCCCTTTTTACCGACTACTATTTTATGATAAGTATTTGGGTCCATCTTTTCCCTATATAATTTTTCCTCAGTTTTTGATGCTACAAAGACATAAATACGTTTTTTATCAACTTTACCTTTCTTCAAAGTAGGTAAAGTTTTAGTAGTAATTTCATTGTATCTTTTATAAGTAGGTATCGCTACTATGTAATCTGATTTAGATTTTTGAACTGTTTTTTTTATCTTCTTAGGCATCTATATTATATATAAATATAAGAATGGGATCTAATAACAAAAAAAAAGAACTAGAATGAGACGTTAAGGATAATAAATTAATGATAGATATATAGTAAATCACAAGCAATAATGATTTGTTAGGAGTTTAGTTTCAAAGATAGTTTCACTTGGGACTAAAATTTCACCGATTAGATTCCCTCGTTTTACCGAAAGATATGAATCTTGGGGGATGTTTAGAATTGTTGTTTCATTTGGCTTCAGTATTCCCAATTGAAAGAGACTATTATCATGAATATGATAAATAAATACAACTTGATCCTTCTTATTAGCGAAAAATACTGGATTCTTCATCTGACTTGATTGTTAGTTTAAGTTTAACTGACTATCTTAAATCAAATTTAGTGCGTTCAAATCATTTAAAGAATTTAAAGTATTAACTAACTATCTTTAAATATGATAAATAATACTTTATTATTAGAATCCTTGCATCATTTCTATGTGAAACCTTATAATCGTGATAAACTCGTACATTTATTAAATGATCATGGTAGTATCTCATTACGATCAATTGATTGGTTTATAACGAATTATTCAAAAAAGAATAATAGTTATTATATTGTTTATACAGATAAGGATGGTAATCCGTCGTTCAATGATTCGGAAAATAAATATAGAAATAATATGAATGTATTTCATTCATATAAATCGCAGTTAAAGGCGTATTCAAAGCGTAAGTTTGATCCTTTTTGTAGGAGAGATCGTATTTTATTTGAGATAGACGAAGACCATTCGGTAGAAACCACGATAGGTCAATTAAATTTTTTCAAATGGGCGATATCAAATATGATAGTAGATTATATTGAGTTACATAAGGATGAAATAGAATATGATATGAATAGTTCATTAAAACAGATGAAAATGAATTCAGATAAAAAAGATGGATCAAGAAAAAAAAGACAAGAATTATCATTATCGGCGACAAGAGGATTAAAAATGAATCATATACCGATTGAAATTAGTTTTGATTAATGAACTCTTTGTAATAGCATAAGATTTCCATTAAATTGGTTAGGTACACCGTGTATGATACCTTTTGATATCATTATAATTATATATCCTTTACCCATTGCTCTCCATCCCTTATACGTGTTTAATATAGTTTTATTTTCCATTTGTCTTTTTCTCATATCATGATGCGTTTGATAATCTCCAAATGGCCATACTGTGGGGCATCCTATAGGAACAGTATCTATACCAAATAGACCCTTTTCATCATTGTAATTATTTATAGGAGTGGAAAAAATGTTACCACTGGTATCGGATAATAATATTTTTGCATGGTCCCTGACCATCTTAATAGATTAATTTAAGAAAGTAAATTATTAATATCAAATTTTTATTTAAAAAAATATGAGTAAAGATATTATTATTATAATGATTCAGATGTATGTTAAGACACCGGATAACAATGTAGTTATTTTAAATGGCGTTCGCGATTCATTTCGTTGTAGGCAACGAAATAAGGATAAAAAAGATACATTTCGGTTTGTAAGTTACAAAATGATGTTAAAAGAAAGGAAGAAATTAGATAATCGGGTGTACGGTCCTATCGCTTTTGAGACTGTTGCGAGATTATAAATCATTTAATATATATTTAATATATATTTAATATATATATATCCGATGCCGAGAGAAATTATTCATATACGTACATTAACTGATAAAATCATTCCGTTAGAAATTGATAGTGAAGATTCAATTGCGAATATAAAGGTGACACTTCAAGATAAAATAGGCATACCTCCAAATCAAATAGTATTAGCCTTCAATGGCAAAATTTTACAAAGCGATACCCTCCTTACCGAAGTACGTGACTCACATCCGGAAAATCCGCTGGCCGAGGAAAATAAGTTAACACTCCTAAATTACACGAAGGGGGGGGGGAAGTATAAGAAACGAAAGACTAAAAAAAGAAAGAAGAAAAGTCGCCGAAAATCTAAGAAAAGAAAATCAAGACGGTAATATAAATCATTTAAAATTAAATTATATTACCTCATTATAGCGAATGCAGATTTTTGTGAAAACGTTAACTGGTAAAACCATAACTTTAGAGGTTGAGGGTTCAGATTCAATTGAGAATATTAAGGCCAAGATACAGGATAAGGAGGGTATTCCTCCGGATCAGCAGAGATTAATCTTTGCTGGTAAACAATTGGAAGACGGTAGAACTCTATCCGATTATAATATTCAGAAAGAATCTACTCTTCATCTTGTTCTAAGATTAAGATAAAAAAATTAAGCGGGATAGGGATAATGGGTTATGTATTATCACGTAAACCATAATCATTTCAATGATATTCATTTTAAAAAATAAAATAAAAATAGTTAGTATAAATGGAAATAGATCTGGGTCTACCGATTAAGTACGAAGAAGAACAATTATTGGTCCCTGGAAATTATATTAGGCTTGTCAAAAGGCTGGATGAGGAGGAGGATAGTTTGGCTAAACCAGCGTTGGAAGGGGAGGATTTTCAGAAGGCGATCAGGCTCTATGAAACTCTCAAAAGAAGTCACTCTCATTACATAGAACAAATTAATCAATATATTGAGAAACTAACTATACATATCACAGAAAGAAGTGCGGCAGCCCAGCAGGAAAACGGGTCCCCAGAGGATATCAAAAAAAGGCTTCATATCCCGTTAAAGAATCTAAAATCCCTAACAAAAATAATAGGCATCGGGGCGGGCAAGGATGGATATTATAATGAGATTCTTCAGTGGTTAAAAGATCAAGAGCTAGTTGCAGGGGCGCGGTTGCTGGAACAGGAGGCAATGGAAAAAGGCATGGAAGTTCATTACGACACACGGTGCGATTTGTCAGATATGTTCCCCATTATTGGAAATCACTATAAAAGGATTAAATCAATCACTTTTGATGGGAAGGAACTAACAAACATATGTGAAAGTGTATTTCAGAGGCTACCCAAAGATGAACAGGAGAAATATATGGTAGTAAATGAGTGGAAAGGGGATAGTGAGAACAGACCTTATTGGTCTAAATATCTACATATACCACTTGAAGAAATAAGAAAAAATAACACAAAACTCAGGGGGCATGATGGAGATGACACACCGACTAATGAGGCAGAGTTGCCGGTTGAAATGTCGCGGGAACAGGCGGCACGCGCATTCGTTGACCAATTCAAAGAAAAATTCCCGGACGTAGAAGAAGGAAACTTGGCCAAAAGAAGATGGGGAGGGGGTCGTAGATCTAAACGTCGTAGATCTAATAAAAAAACTCGTAAATCTAAACGTCGTAAATCTAAACGTCTTAGATCTAAACGTCGTAAATCTAAGAAAAAAACTCGTAGATCTTAACGAATATTACTGATAGTTCTATTCAGTTAAAATCATAATGAGTTATATCTGTTCATCTATAATGAATGATAGATAAAAAATTAATTTAAGTTTTTAAAGTTAACTAATGATAAAATTTAATGATTGGTTAAGATATTTATGATATTTATGATATTTAATTTAGGCTTCAACTTCCTCATCGCTCTCTACAAAGGTAGCTTGAGAGATACGCTCTGCCTCCTTCTCATCACCTTCTTCATCGTCAAAGGCGTATCCATCGGAGAAACTCTTGGCGATCTTAACCTTTAGCTGTTGTGCTGACCAAGTGCATCCAAACTTGCCTGGAGAATGCCAAATGAAATCACATTTGAATAGACCCTTGATGGATGAATTCTTCTTTAGGACTGCATCAACTGTCATATGATTTTCTGCCTCTGTATCATTGAAGTTAATTTCCTTCTTGTTTTCATCAAAGCACCGACACATGATCTTATTATCCCGCTTCTTTACCTTGAAAGAGAACGATGGGGGATAACGACCACTGGGCTCACCGGTCTCCTGATCAATATGTTCCTTTACACATTGGGTATACATACTATCAATCACTTCATCGGACATATTCTTCTTCTTGAACCACTCCTGAGAGTTATCCTTTCCAAGTCCCTTGAGCCGATCATCAAACTGACTCATCTTTTCATAGAAATCCTTACATTGCTCATTGGACATATTAAGAGAAGTCTTGATACTATACTTGGAATCTGGTCCTTCTTCGTAAACTTGGGGATCAAATGTCACGGGCATTTCTGGCGATTGAATGACGAGGGGACCGCCATTATATTCAAGGAAGAATAGCTTGGCACCCGAACCCATAACCTTCGCCTGTGTGAAGTTGACCTTGGACGGGTCAAAGTCCTTCGCGAGAACTGGCTTGAAATCAGACATTGCTTTGTAAGTGAAGTAAGGCGGTTTTGCTGTTTGCTGTTTGCTGTTTGCTGTTTGCTGTTTGCTGTTTGCTGTTTGCTGTATTTGTTTCTGTTTAATTCTTTGTTGTTTATTCTTTTTTGATTTGCTATTTGTTTAACTGTTTAGATTACAAATATAATACAAATCAAATTTTTAAGTGTTTTTTTCAAATATGAAACAATAAATCATTCATATTTAAAAAAAAATTCAATATGAATATTAATAATGAGTAATCTTTGTAAATTTATAAATTCAGAAAAGAATTGTACTCATAAATGTAAATATGATAATTACTGCTACAAGCATCGCGGAGAATATTTAATTGTAAACGATAAAATATGTAGATATAGATTTACAGGATTAAGTAAAGATTATCTTAAAAAAGATTTATTAGTCTATCGCAAAGATGAAATGAGAATAAAATCATCTGTTATAGATAAACAAAAGTTATTTGATGAAGTCATGAAACATATTTATGCTATTAATGGGTATTATGAAGTTTATCAGGATAAAAGAATTATATTAATTCAGTCATTAATGCGAGGAAAAGGAGTTCGTAACAAGATGCGAGATTATAAATGTAATAACGATGAAGATTTTTATACATATGAAGAATTGAAAGATATTCCTAAAAAGTATTTTTATAGTTATGTAGATAATAGTAATTTTAGATGGGGATTTGATATAAGATCGTTTGATAAACTATTAACTATGAATTATCCTAATCCATATACAACTGAACCGGTTCCTCCTGATATTATCACGGATGTAAGAAACAAAATAAACACAATGAGAATGGACGTAGATTATGAAGATTTAACTGATACGATTATCAGGGAAAGGAAAGATGTTATTAAACAGAAAATAGTTGATTTATTTTCTGCGATTGAGCAATCGGGTTATACTTGTCAAATAGAATGGTTTTCATCATTAAGTATTCGTAGATTAAAAGAATTATATAAGCAACTTGAAGATGTATGGAATTATCGCAGTCAATTGAGTGAACAAATGAAACGTAATATTTGTCCTCCCAATGGTGAGATATTTAGGACTCCCATGATTGAAGTCATGAACTATTCATCAAAAGAAGATTTACAAGAATTAATATTACACGAAGTCACCAAATTTAAAAATGCATTCTCAGATTCTGATAGGAAGTTAGGATTTATGTATTTTTTAATCGCCTTCGGAATGGTTTCTGAACAGTGCTATTTAGCACACATAGATTGGCTATCTTTTATGATGACATAAAATTATCTCTTATATATTTCATAACATCAACAACATCAACAACATCAACAACATCAGCGACTATCGTCTACCTGCTCCGTTTAGGAGACGCTTCATTAAAATCATTTAAAAGAATACTCTGTTAATAGATTATACTAATAAGCGCGGTTGATTGATAATAAAAAAATATAAATACAGAATATAAAATAACAATGCCTCCTACTAAGAACGCCAAGAAATCTGCTCCGAAGAACAAGAAAGTGACCAAGGTTGCTCCGACTCCGACTCCTGTCCCTGATCCGGTTCCTGATCCGGTCCTGGTTCCTGATCCGGTTCCGGTCCTGGTTCCGGTTACCGATGCCCCGGTTTCCACTGATGAACCTGTAGTTAGCGACACTCCTTATCTTGAGGAGTTCTCTGCTATTGTCTCCGAACTAGACACTACTCTAACTACGATTCGCAATCTCAAGGCGCAGATTCAGAAACTTGAGAAGCAGGTACATCGCGATACCAAGGCTCTCAATAAACGCGCGAATGGCAAGCGCTCCCGCAAGCCTCGCGATCCGAACGCTCCCAAGTGTGGCTTCGCTAAGGAGGGTCCGGTCTCCGATGAGATGCGTAAATTCCTTGGAATGAAGAAAGATGATCTTATCTCTCGGACAGATGTTACCAAGCGTATCCACGAATACTGCAAGGCCAAGGATCTACAGAACCCGGCCGATAAGCGCCAGATCAAGCCAGATGCTTCTCTGAGGAAGCTTCTCCGGATGAATAAGGACGACGATCTTACCTTCTTCAATCTTCAGAAGTACATGAAGGTTCACTTTCCTAACAAGGAAGGTGTTTACCCGACGGCTTAGATTAAATTTTTATCCCCTTAGTTAGATTCTTATCATAATTTAAATTCTTAACTTACTCATAACTTAATTTTGTTTTTTCATAATAGATTTTTAATAAAATAAAATCTAAGGTAAGGTATATAAATAAATGGCGGATACTGAAGAAATTCGCGTTTTACGTGCGACGACCTGGCTTACGGTACATAAGAAGGTAAGCCAATTGACCGCAGAAGAAATCGTAAAAAAAATGGACGGAATGGGCGGAAAAATAACCGAGGAAGAACTCATTATGATGGGACAAAACGCCCCCCACATGATAGATAGTATTATTGAACATTTACACCGTACTCCAATCACTGGCACAGACAAGGTATCTGGCGAACAAATCAAAAACGGCGGCGGTAGAAGAAGAAAATCTAAGAAGAAATCTAAGAAGAAGAAATCTAAGAAGAGAAAATCTAAAAGACGTAAAACTAGAAGACGTCGTTAAACTTCTAACTCTATAGCACTCATTCTCAGAGTATTATAATATTTATCATCTGTACTTACTTTTCTTTTATCTAGAATATTTAAATGATATAAATATTCTAAACATTTTGGATGATCTCTTAGATATGGATTAAAGTGACAATTCATTAAAAACTCGTCCAATTGAGAAAAGATTTCGCCACACACTAAATAATAGGCGGTTGTATTTGTTTGAGAATCTATATTTTTATTTCGTGATTTTTTAATGAATCCTTTAATTTTATTTGCTTGATACAGGGTAAACTCTTTCTCGATGCCAACTAAAGTACAGAAATGTTGAAATTTCATTTGAGAGTTAACACGAGATGAAACAAAATAACAATTCATTAACTTGGCCCATATTTCGGTATAAGATTCATCTATTAAGATATCTCTTGATTCTAAATTATATTTTTGACATAATCTCCCCGTAATTTCTTCATGTGAACCGAGATTAGAAAATCGTAAGCCATGAATTATTTCGTGAAAGATTACTTTAATACATTCTTCTCTCCTAAAAATACATATTTCTGAATTCTCATCGGAAAATAGATTAGATCCCGAATTTACATTTGAAGGTGTTAACTTCTGTGAATTTTTCCTGAATACTTTTTTATCAGGTAATAAACATAAATGAACGGTTATACTTCTTGATTTATCACTAAAACTCGTGATATATGAAATAGCATCAACTAATAATTTTGTATCAGGTATATCATCTTTATCTTTCAGATAAATATGTAATGTATTTTTTACTATATGATTTCCTTTTGTTGTCCATGTTAAAGTTAAAACATTATTATGAGTTATTATTTTATTTGCAAGGCGATTCGTTATAAATTCGGACAAAGGATAATCTCTGAAACTATTTTTGGTTTTTACTTTGCTATTCACATAAGAATTAGTTAATATATTATATAATTCTTTAATATATACCGATTTTAAATATTCATTAACAGATGATTTATGTGAGAAATGACGCATTAACTCGGTTGATACTTTTGTTATCATCTTTATATATACGTTTAATAAAATATCTTTTTTTAAGAAATAACTTATAAAATGAAAGAATTAAAGGTTATCGCGATTGATGATTTGCATAATTGTATTCGCGATTTTATCGTAAAAAGTAATAGTATTATTGGGGATTATGAAGACATGAAAATGACAATTCTAACTATGGTGAAAGCGGGTTACATGTTTAATATGGATCGCGATAGACTGAGAGATGCTATGGAAGATATTACATTCATGCTGTGTCCAGACGATGACGCGAATCGCGATAGAGTAGAGAGAGGATTGGAATATGATGATGATGATGATGATGATGATGATGATGATGACATAGAAGACATAGGTAATACTGATAATTTAGATTAAATAATTTTATAAGATAGAAGTATAATCCAATGCCTAAAAACATTAAGACCAGAAAAAATACTGAGAGAAAATATAAGGAATTATCTTTGAGAGCACATGGAAACAAGAAAAGAAGTCCACATAATAGAAAAATTACCGATGTACCTTTATCAAAAATAAAAAGTAAGGGATCACGTGCTACAAAGGGTGATATTGATTTTCATTATCAATCATATAGCAATATTATTGATTTCTTTAAATCACTAAAAATAAAATTAAGAGTGAGATATTACAATCCGTTATTTCATTTGAAAGCCACGAAAAAAAAAATAGAACATACGATGAATGGTATGAATGGTATGAATGGTATGAATGGTATCTCGTCGTACACTTTTGACAGAGATTATAATATACTTATGATAAATATCACGACTGAAGAAGGAAATCATGCTAATATTGCAATGGTAAACAATGTTAATAAAACAATAGAATTTTTTGAACCTCATGGTTATCGCAGGAATAAAAATAGCGAAATAGCCGGTATAAAAGGGATATATAATAAGAAAATAAAATTACTTACGAAATATTTTAAAGATTTATTACCAAGTCATAGTTTTATAAATGTAACCGATTTCAATAAAGAAACTAGTTTCCAAACATTATTAGATCCAGAAGAGAATAGTGGTTTTTGTGTTACATGGTGTATCTTATTTATTCATTATAGATTACTAAATCCCCACGTGTTAGTATCAAGGTTAATAGAACGAATGCATAACCAAATGACAACCCCTAAATTACTCCGATACGCTAAATTTGTAGAAGAAACCGTTAAAAAAATATAAATTTGATTTTATTTCTAGATAAATTTTAAATTAAGTAAATTGATTCACAATGAGCGAATCACTCTTTTCTGAAAATTTACATATCTCTACGATGGTTCAGATATGTAAACTAAATACCAAGATAGAATTAAAACCTCTCGCAGAAAATTTAAATATCAATGATAATATTTTATATATAGAACATGGATCTACGATCAATAAGGGAATCAATAACAAAAAAATAAGTAAAAAGAAAAGTGAAAATCGTAATTACTTCTATAATCAAGTCACATTACATATTTACAATGATCTTAAACAAAATAAAAGAGTAAATGTAAAAATATTTAATAATGGGCGTATTCAAATGACTGGTATTAATAGTGATTTAATTGGTACTACTACCATGGAGATTATCTTAAACGAATTTAATCTCTTGGAAAATAAAAAAGAAATCGTTGATCACGAAGAATTAATTACACAATCCGAAGATTTAGAAACAGTATTAATTAATAGCGATTTTGATATTCATTCTGAAATTAATAGAGAAGCATTACATAGGGTAATTATTGATAATGATTATCTATCATCATATGAACCTTGTAATTATCCAGGTGTGAACATTAAATATTATTATAATTCAAGTCGCCAAAATTATGGAAGATGTGATTGCGATAAACCCTGTAACGGAAAAGGATTGAATGATACTTGTAAAAGAATCACAATCGTCGCATTCAAAAGCGGTAAAATTATAATTACAGGTGGTAGATCTAAAAAGCATATACAAACAGCATACAAATTTATTACTGAATTCATTGAAGAGAATAAAGATAGTGTTTTGGTTTCAAAATAATTTATTTCTAATCACTATATAATATGGACAATAAATTGATTGAGCTGCTTGTGATGGTTTTGGGACTGGTCACAGTATTTTATTTTTTACAGATGAAACACACATATATTCCTTCGCTAAATTTAAATCTGAATAATGATAAAAATACTACGAATATCGGATTCGTGAAACCGGAACATAGATTATTAAAAGTATTAAATACTATTTCGGCGGGTACCAAGATTAGATTAGATGGTAAAATGACTGCACACCAATATAATAAAAATACAATAGATAAATCCGTTGAAGATAGATTATCTGCGATCCTGAAAAGTTTAATAGGATCGGTTAATCTATTATCTGAAAACGATTATTATATTAAACAGATTGAAAATGTTTACGGACTAATCAGTAAAAACAATAATCAACGATATTTCATTGATTTCTTTCTTTATGATATCAAAAATTTCTATACTGTAAGATGTATTTCTGATATTGTTATCGTAGATAAAGAAATATATATTAATTATCTGAATATTCAGACAGGATCAAATCCAACGATCCTAAATAATTATGATGTTAAATTTAATGATACAGGTATCTTATTTGATGGTAATATGTTTAAAGAAAATATAGATAATTTATTTGATAGTTTTTATCGTAATTCATTTGAAGTTATTTCTGTTCCCGAAACATCCTTAGAATATTCTAATGTTGATCTTACGAGTGTTGTTAGTATGAATAGTATAAAGAATTTATATTATCCTTCATCTATATCCCCTGATACAGTTCAGGAATTAAAGAATAAAGATTTAGCGAGTTATGTAGAAATGTATTTACCCGAAAAACAAATTAATATTAAATCACCTATGTTTTGTGATAAATATAAAGTAGAATGGAATTCATATGGTATTCCTAATCTTTCAGATACTAAAGATAGTAATTGTTATGTTCATGATAACTCTATGACATCAACCATTAATAAACCCATCAATCCCCCAGGTCTCTTCAATAATATGAGAACCGATACAACTCACTATGATTTTTTACTGAATAAGCCTATCAGTAATAGTCTTTAAGATTTACTATAAAGTCTATTGAATTCTCTATTAACTCTTAAATCACCTAATACATGAATTAATTTATCTTTAATTGAAATAGGTTTACATTCTGAATCCCCCGAAACTTCTCCTGATAAATCTTCATACAAACATAACATTTGAATATTATTCTCTAAATCATCTTTTAGACTTTTATGAACTATGATATGAGTTTTATATCTTTGTTTATCATTATTATATCTATTTGAAAAGATTACAAAACCTAATCCTAATTCTTCTGATAATATTTCATAATCTATTAATGATAATTTATAAGATCTTTCACTAATACTTGCTATTAATTCTCTATTATCTTTATAAATATCACCTAGTAAATCATTGTGTAAAATATAACTATCATCATCATTTTCATACACATCTAATAATATTTTTCTTATTCTTATTTCAGTGATATCTGAATCAAGTAAACTACCTATTATATTGATATCAGTTCCCTCTTCTTCCAAGATATTTTTATAAATCATTAGACTACCAGTAAATAATTTTTTTAATGTATTCGGATATTTACTATACGATGATACTGGTTTCTCAATGAATTCTCTTTTTAATAATATTTTATTTACATTTGGATCTGTATGTTCGTAATAGGAAATATTTCTTATATAATCGCTATATTTCTCAAATAAATAAGAATATGTTTCGGTTAAAAATTCCTTCATATTGAAAATGATAAAATCATCCGATATTGTATTCATTTGATAATCCTTCAATGATGAATAATTCTGAAATAAAACATTTTGTAAATTTTCTAAATCGTGAATTAATAAATATTCAATGAATAATTTTAAATTTTTATATCTTTTTTCATTGTAAGTATCTTTTAATAGATCATATAAATCCCATCGTTTATGTATTTCTAATTTAATAGGATGATTCACGATTTTGATAAGTTCTTCCTTTAATTTTTCATTTCTTATTATTTTATCATATAAATCTGAAAAACTATCATATATTTTTTTCATCTTATCATTATAATTATAAAAATATGTATCACTTCTATCTCTCATTGTATCTGGATTGATATCATCGGTTTGTAATGATAATGAAGAGGCTCCCTTAATTATATTATATTTATTAACGGCTTCTAAGTATTTTTTGTTTTTTAGGGGAACGATAAAACCATTCTCCATAAAATATCCGATCATTATATTGAAATCATTAATTATTACTCTTGATTTCTCGCTCAGATAGGATAAATATTTATCAGGATATAATTCGCCTATATATTTATCAATCTGACTATAGATTCGTAAGATCAATCCTAATGAATATTTTTCTAATGTTTTGATTTTTTTTAAGGGAAAATCAATATCATCTTTCTTTCTAGGTTTGATAAAAATAGGAATTTTTAATCGCCCTTGGCCGTCGTTTTTATTATATAGAACTGCCACTAATTTATGATAATTATCATAATATCCCGCTACAATACTACATCCAAATTTTTCTGTCATTATCACATGTATATCCTCTAATTCTATGATTCCTTTTTTATTTCTTATACTCTTGCTCTTACGATCTATTATAAAATTATACAAAATATTATAAATAACATAGCTATCAAACCTGACACACTGATCTATGGTCATCTGCGAAGACGCTCCATTCTCATATTTTATTTTGACTTCATCATCTTTCAATGATTTAATTTGACCTGTTTCACCAGCAACATAAATTATATCAGTTTTCCTTAGGGGTGTATCATCTTTTTGTTTACTGATACTACTCATCGCACTTCCATTATAATAATACATTAATGCCTCATAATAATCATCTTTTTTATAAATCATTAGGAATGGTTCGTCTTCATAAATATTTAAACCCCCCAATGGTTCAGAGAGTCCTATTTTTGTATTAATTATTTCTTCGTTTCTTTTTTCATATGTTTCATTTAGAACTAAGATGTTAACTTTAATTCCTCCGAATAATTTATTATTTGATTTTTCACTGCATTTCATAAACAATGGTATCAATAATTTATCATCTTTTGGTTCTTCGCTATTTAAATAATTTTTTAGATTTTCTTTTACGTCCGCTATTATTTCTCTCTCATGATTTACTTTATCGTATTTCTTTTCATATCTAAAATATTGAACGAATGAACCATTTCCAATCATGAAAATCTCCTGGGAAGATAAATTATTTAGATCTTTTAGAAGATTCTTTTTAAATCCCTTCATATTAAAATTATATGTAGTAGAGCTCTCGGCGGATAAATAACCGCTTAAGATATCAATACTTCGTAAGAAAGAATCACTATCTTGTGTTACTCCGACGCGATACAATCCATTATGAGACATTTCTCTATCCTTCGCGGCAGATTTCTTCTTAAAAAACGGGGCATTTGGTTTCATATGAAAAATATCTTTTAAGATATGATTTACTTTTCCATACATACTTTCTTTTAAAGGGAATTCAGTATAATCCATAATAGTCGTTGATACATCGTGACCCTTTGATTCTTTGATTTCGCTTATATGAAAGGTCTTGATGATTGGTTTTTTATCATTACCAATATTAACTTCACATTCATGATCTTTATTTAATTTTTCTAATTCGGCGACCGTGATAAAACCATTGATCCATTTGTTACCTCTTGATCCATCTTTTACTAAAACAATGATATTGGTCTTTTTAATCTTATATTGTTTTCTACCACAACACGGTATCGCTAATAATTCAGGATGAATATCATCATGAATTAATTTAACCTGATATTTTTCTATCATATCTTTATCCGCATATTTATTCCAATAACTACTACTATCGGATTTTCCCGCTGTCCTGCCCTGACGCTCTAAAATAAAATATTCACCATCGCTATTTTTATACTCTTTCTGCCATACAAACTGTCGCCACTCTAAAGGATCACCATTCTCATCTTTCTCTATGGGATGATATTTTGATAGAGGATCTATCGGAATCTGATGTTTCCTATCCCAGAACTTAGGACAGATATAATAAATTTCAGATGAACCTTTAATCTGAATAGGCTTTGAATAACTAATACCCTCCTGTTTTTTTCCAATTTTCTTATCTATTTCATCTAATTCTTCTCTAGTCAGAGATATCGGTTGTTTATCCTGTGCTGCCTGACATTTAGCAGAATAACTATCTCTACTTTGTTTAGGCTTATATTTAATTAATCGTGGATCTTTCATCTCTAATCTTTTAATATAATAACGAGAATTTGGATACTTAGACTCTCCCTCTATTAGACTCTGCATACCCGCCAATTCATCATCAATATCATCATATTCATCATCTGATTCATCATCTGATTCATCATCTGATTCATCATCGGATAAAACTTCATCGGTATGCAGACCTTCCTCATCAGGTTCAGGTTCAGGTTCTTCCTCAGGTTCAGGTTCTAATAATTCAGGTTTTGACTGAACCGATACGATTATTTTCTTGCTATTTTTCTTGAAAAGATTATTTATTTCTATTGGTAAATCGCTACGCCTCTCTACTCTATTTAGTTTATAGATATGCATTATCTTATTTATCATATCTATACACTCATGGAAACTACCATAATTAGAAAGATTGTAAAAAGATACCTTAATACGATCTAATACTTTCTCAATTATGATTGAAATATTCTGAACCTCTTCCCTGTAACGTATCGGATTACTTAAATTTATATTGATCCATTCGTCCAAATATTCCTTACTCTTACTCTTAGTTATACCATATCTAATACTTAACAACTCTACGATATTCTTATCTATTATCTTTTTACGCTTACATAGAGTAATGAAATCTGTTAAATATTTTATATTCTCAAAATCATCGCATTTCGTATATAATAAATGTAATTTATCTTCTTCATCATCCAATAATATGAATTCCGAATAAAATGAATTGAATAATTTTTTTAAAGTAGGTAAATGATAATCAGATATCTCATAAATACTACTTATATCCAGTCTCGTGGGCTGTTTTAATATCATAGGTATAGAAACTATTAAATTTTTATTAATCTCTTTCAGTATACGAGACGCTTTAGCCAAATAACTCTGAATAATTTTATCCGTGAATTTTTCTAATCTTACTAAGCGTTCACTATGAATTTCAATCCTACCAGTTACATATAATATCATCTGAATAAAATTAGACTTCTTGCTATCATAAAGAATAAATGTTAATGAATTGTTTTTATCTACAGATCTTGGTCTTGAAAATCCATCGCTAATATAAATAGATTTATTCCATTTTTCAAATAATTCTTTTGTAATAGTCTTATCCTTTGATGATGTATATGATTTATGAATACCCTCTTTATAGAATTTAATATAAGAATCCATATAATTATCAGTTTGTATCTTTATCATCGGTACAGACAAAGATACCTCATATTCCTGAAATATCTTAAATAAATCTAAAACGATATTCTTATCACGATTCTTATAAACTAAATTAATAGGACGAATATCCACAGGCGATTCAGTATATTCTTTTAAGATTGATTTCTGAGAATTTATTATTTCTATCTTTTCATCTAATCTCAAATTATTTTTTTCATCTATTAAGGGAAAATATTTTTTTAGATATCCATTTTTTATCATAGTTTCTTCTTCTTTAAAGATACTTTCGGCATATTTTGTTACATCTTCTAAAGTCGTAAAATAAATATTATATTGATCATTTACAAATTGACTATTTAATATCTTATACTTGTCTAAATAAGTTTTACTATTTAGTTTTACTGAACCATCCATATTCACAAACCGATCATCAATCTTTTTCTCTAAAAAAGGATTCATATAATCTAAATCATAGTCAGCATAACTGATACCGATCGGTTTATTAAAGGAGAATGGGTCCTGTTCTTTTTCCGGCTTATGATCTATCCACGCATAAATATATTTACTATCTAATTTTACACACGAGGCTATTTTATGTAAAACGATTTCACTTGTATCTGATAAATAGATACATTCTTTGATTATCTTACTATTCCCAGCAGGTTTTTCTGAATCGTTCGTAAATACATATTTTTCCTGAGCCGGTCCTTCTAGGGGTCCTTTAACATGAAACACATTAACCTGAATATTATGATTCTCATACGTGTGATAAGGATCGCTCATAATTATTATATTATATATTTTAAAAATTAAATTTAAATTTTATAATCGATATGGTAAATTAATGAGGATTGATCCATTTAATATGACGTTACGGAACGTTTGTTTCATATTACAATTAAGATATACATTATCGGTTTAACTATCCATAGGTGTAGAATTTATATCCATCCCACAATATTCTACTGGCGATTGACTATAATCTATGGGCATATAAATACCCTGAGATGAAGCCTTCTCTAATAAATATTTCATATTATCCCAAAATAAAGGAGTATGTCCTGTTTCAGGAGTCATAATATGTGTAAGTTCATGTATGGCTACAAAGATTATCGTATTATCATCTATGAATTTTTCTGTATCTTTATCACGAATACATAAAGATAATTCTTCTCCCTTATTCACAGAATAAGCAACATACATGGAACCCGGTATATTTTCAGTTATCTTTTGGTAATTAAATGAATCTTTTAATTTCCTAATGTTTGCACTCTTATTACCTGAATCACTTAAACCACTCACTAGATTATTTAATGAATCGCTTATCTTTCCTAATTTATTCGCTGCTTCAACTTTATTCGGTAAATTTCTTACTAAATATTCTATTCCGTTGCTCGCTCTTATTTTTTCTAAAAATAATTTTTGCCTAATGAAATTCATATAAAAGAATACAGATAAAATACATATCATTAATACTGTTAATTCTTTCATCTATTATTTATCAAATAATAAAATTTGATATTTTACTAAATTTGATACTATCTAAAAATATCTTTCATACTAAATATAGAAATGAATGATACAATCACTTTCCAAATCGTTGATATTATCAGCGACGATATACCCAATGATTATAATATTAAATCTTTCTTAGTAACTATTTACGGTATAGATCAGAATAATGATAGGGTCGTTCTACATGTCAAAAAATACAATCCTTATTTCTATATCAAAATTCCCGATCATTGGGATGGCACTGATGTGGGAAAGTTTATCAAAGATGTATGTGATCTTAAAGTGACCGATGATCATACACAAGATAAGATCTTTTCAGATATTGTGAACTATGAAATTAAAATATGTAATGAATTTTATGGATTACAATGGGATATTAAAAATAATAAGAAAAAACTATATAATTTTGTAAAATTATCATTTAGAACTCACGATAGTATGAAAAAATTCATTAATGCAACAACAAAACATTATAATCGTAAAGTATATCAAAATCTATCTGGAACAGCAAAAGAAAGATTGGACGAATGGAGAATGACTCCCACATGTGTTGATTGTAATTCTAATCTATATGAAAGTAGTATTCATCCTATTATTCGCTTCATTCACGATACAAATATTCAGCCTAGCGGTTGGATACATGTAAAAACGATTGATGAAAAAACAAATCTATTCCCAAATACAAAACACGAATATTTTACAAATGTTTCAGATATCACAAATCTTAAAAAAGATGACCTAAGTAATTATAGGATCGCATCCTTTGATATTGAATGTGATAGTTTACACGGAGACTTTCCACAAGCACAGAAGGATTTTAAGAAGTTGAGCGCCGATATCTTTCATAGCATCCAAAGTATTCTTAAAAATATACCCGAATCCCGAAAAAATGAATTTACAAATGATCTCGGTAAGAAAATATTTAAACTACTAAAATCTGGATTTACAGGCATCGCTTTACGCGAAGGGATATGGAAACACAGTGATGTTAATCAGATTAAAATTATTAACGATGAAATACCCGCTTCCGATGAAATATATAATGCTATTATTGAAGAAGTACGTAAAACTGATATCATTGAGAATATCAAAAATTTAGATATCAAGACCAAGGAGCGAGAAGCAACGATTAATCTTTTACAAGAAATTATAAAAAAAGAATGTGATAAATATCTAATCGTTATCCAAGGTGATCCTATTATTCAGATCGGAACAGTTTTCTATGATTATAGTAGCGGTGATATATATCGCCATATCTTAGTTATCGGCAATGAAGATAATTTACCTGATAATGAAATATGTGATAAGATTGATGGTATTCATGTCGCCCAATGTAAGAATGAAAAAGAATTACTCTTAGGATGGAAAAACATTATCAAGAAAATGAATCCAGATTTTATTACCGGATATAATATTTTCGGTTTTGATTTTAAATATATTAATGACAGAGCAGAAATATTATTCCCCTGTAACGACCGTTGTAATTCGCCTTGGTGGCATGGGAAAGGATGTAAAATGAAAGAATTTTTAAATTTCGGTAAAATTGATATGACACAGTTTAAAGCAAAAGATCATAAATTTAAAAAGTGTAATATAAGAAAACAACAACTAAGTAGCTCAGCATTGGGTGATAATACTCTTAATTATATTACTATGGATGGTCGTATCTTATTTGATATCCAAAAAGAAGTCCAGAAAGGTCATAATCTTGAATCATATAAACTTGATAATGTCGCCTCTCATTTCATGCGAGGAAAACTTAAAAGTATCAAAGAGAACGTTATTACTGTTTCGGATACAGGTAATCTAAAAGATCACGATTTTATTTCATTTAGAACACATAGCAATATTGGTGAAGAATTATTCAACGATGGCAATAAATATGAAATTTCATCTATCAAAGAGAAATGTATCACACTCGTAGAAACGATAATCTTAAATCTGGATGATTATCATAAAGTAGAATGGTGCTTAAATAAAGACGATGTATCTGTCCAAGATATCTTTGATAAACATAAATATGGAGGCCCATCTGGTCGCGCAGAAGTCGCTAAATACTGTGTTCAAGATTGTGAATTATGTATTAATCTATTACTACTACTGGATATTATTCCAAATAATTTAGGTATGGCGAATGTATCATCTGTCCCAGCATCCTTTATCTTTCTAAGAGGTCAAGGAGTAAAGGTTACATCGGTCGTCTCAAAAAAATGTTTAGAAAGAAATACAAGAATCCCCGAACTCAAAAAAATACCTAGACTCAATGATTATATCAAAATGTATAATAATGATTTACCTAAAGAAGATATCTTGAATCAAATCATCAAAGATGAAACAAATGATGGAGAAGAAAAATATAAAAAACCAAAAGATTATGAACTAGAAGAATGGTATGCCCGAATTATTATGCAAGCCGAAAAAGGTATTGATGGGTTTGAGGGTGCCATCGTATTAGATCCAAAACCAGGTATCTATCTAGATGATCCTATCTCAGTCCTTGATTATGCCTCTCTATATCCTTCATCTATCATTGAAAAGAATATTTCACACGAAACTCTTATTGAAGATGTTTCATTGTTACCTCATATCGGAAAAGATAATTATGATACAGTTCATTATCAAAATTGGCAATATGTCAGTACCGGCAAAGGCGATACAATTGAGAAACAATTAGGAGACGGTCAAACAACCTGTCATTTCCTAAAGAAAGAATTTATGAAGGATAAAAATCTTATTGATAATTTATCAGAAGATGAAGAACCATTGGGTATCGTCCCCGCTGTATTAAAACACCTCCTTGATGCGAGAAATGCCACTAAAAAAAGAATGAAGAAGGAACCAAATGAATTTAAGAAAAAAGTATTAGATGGTCTCCAATTAGCATATAAAGTCACCGCGAACAGCGTCTACGGTCAATTAGGTGCTAAAACGAGTACTATTTATAAAATGAAATTAGCAGCATGCACCACAAGTGTGGGTAGGTCGCGTATTGATGATGCTTCTTATGGTGTAAAAGATTGGGCTGAGAAGAAAGGTTATCCTGAACCCGATGTAATTTATGGAGACACAGACTCTGTCTTTGTTAAATTCAGTCGTCTCAAAGATGGAAAACTCTTAACAGGCAAAGAAGCCTTAAAGCATTGTATTCAGTGTGGTATAGAATCGGGTGATTATATTACGAATGGTAAATTAGTAGTTGATAACGTGGACGGCTCACAAGATGAAGAATATTATGATCCCTTGCTATGTAAACCCCAAGATTTAGAATATGAGAAAACATTCTGGCCATTTATTCTTATCTCTAAGAAAAGATATACAGGTGATAAATATGAATTTGATACAAATGATTGTAAACGCACCTCAATGGGTATCGTATTGAAAAGACGTGATAATGCTCACATCGTAAAACATGTCTTTGGAAACGTAATTGAGAAAATTATGATTGATAAAGATTTTAAATTAACTTTAGATTGGTTAACACAAACTCTTAAAGAAATTAGAGAAGGTGAATTTCCTCTACGATATTTTGTAATTACAAAAGCACTGAGAGGTTATTATAAAAATCCACAATCTATCGCTCATAAAGTATTAGCCGATAGGATGGCTGAACGCGATCCCGGTAACAAACCCAAATCAAATGATAGAATTCCTTATGCTTATATTGATAAAGGCAAGACCAAAGAAATTATCGGATACAAAAAGATTAAAGAGAGAAGGGTTATCGGTGAATTCAAAAACGGTAAACCTAAATATAAAAACTTTCAGATTGAAGATTTAAATCAACCGAAATATAAAAAGATAACTATTCTACAAGGTGATCGCATTGAACATATTGATTATATCAGGGAGAAACAGTTAGTCTTAGATTATGAATTTTATATCACGAATCAGATTATGAATCCTGTGAAGCAAGTCTTAGACTTAGAGATGGATAAAGACGAGACACTCAAAATATTTCAGTAAATTATTAGTTAAGTCATAATATGAATATCTGAATATTAATATGTTAAATTTAATTCAGTAGATTTTTTTTCTATTCTAAGGTATAAAATAATATGGGAGGAGGATTAATGCAACTTGTAGCTTATGGTGCTCAGGATATTTACTTAACGGGTAATCCTCAGATTACTTTCTTCAAGGTTGTCTACAGACGACACACGAACTTCTCCATGGAGGCGATCCAGCAGACCATTAATGGCACTCCTAGTGCTTCTGGTAGCTCTACCATAACTATATCCCGTAATGGTGATTTAGTAAACAAAGTTTATGTGACTAATACCAGTGCTTCACTTACACATGGACCAGGTTTAGTAAATGAAGTTGAACTTGAAATCGGTGGGCAGAGAATTGATAGACATTATGCTGAATGGAATGATATCTGGAATGAATTGACTATACCGCATTCGGAAGCTTCTGGTTTTAGGACTTTGACCGGTTCGGGTTATGCACAAGGCGCTGGCACTGCGACTACGCGCGACGCTAGTCTGGTACAGGTACCCCTTAATTTTTGGTTTTGTCGTAATCCTGGACTTGCGTTACCATTAATTGCCCTTCAGTATCATGAAGTTAAACTTAAGATAACATGGGGGTCGAACGCGGCGTGTGGTGCAGCGCAGTCAGCTTCCCAAGTATGGGTAGATTACATTTACCTAGACACTGATGAACGCCGACGCTTCGCTCAGGTATCTCATGAATATCTTATTGAACAGCTCCAGAGACAATCATGCAGTGGAAATAACAGCACAAAATTAAATTTCAATCATCCAGTTAAAGAACTCATTTGGACTTCCGCCCGGACCAATGCTTATGGCACTGCTCTACTCAAATTAAACGGACATGATCGTTTTGCAGCACAAGAAGAAGAATATTTCCAGTTAAGACAACCTTTTGATTACCATACATCATTACCCGGACAGAATTGTGAAGAAAAACTAAGGTGGGGATATGAAAATATTCTCCGAGCGGCTATCGTTTCAGAAGCGTTTCACGCGACCACGGCTGTCCTTGGCGGAAAGTGTCGTGTCACAGAAGATGCCGCTACTTCAAATACCTCCTTTGCTGGGACGAGTATCGCGACCACAGGAAAAGCAGTTACGACGAATATATTATATTATGTCATCAATTCATCAGACCTTCATGGGGTAGCACCTGAAGTAGGCGAATTGTTTGAATTTAAGGTAACGGGCTTAGGAAGTGTATCTAATCACGCGACCACTGAGTCCACTGTCGTTGCCCGGATTACTTCCAGAAGAGATGCGGGTGGCATCGGTGCGACACAGATCGGCGGCACCGCCACGGGTGGCCCTATCTGCTTTAAAACGGATATCCTTCTTACCGAAGATACCTTGGGTGCCGCTATCGGTGTTACTTTCACCATTAATTCAATGGCACGTGTGGCTTGTGCTAAATTAAGCAATATGACCAAGAAGATCAATGTTTACTCCTTCGCCCTCAAACCTGAAGAGCATCAGCCTTCTGGAACCTGTAACTTCTCTCGCATTGATAACGCCAAACTAGATACAGCCAGTTCTGGAACAGCGCTCACCTCGTCAGAAAATATCTACGCTGTCAACTACAATGTCTTACGGATAATGTCTGGTATGGGTGGCTTAGCATACTCTAATTAAATATCTTTACCTCTATTTTCTAAGATATCTTTTTCAATAAATAATAAATAATATTATTTAAGTCGTAAAATCGGAAAAATTAAATGAGTTAATTTCCCCAAAATTTTTTTCTATATTAAGGTATAAAAATAATATGGGAGGAGGATTAATGCAACTTGTAGCTTATGGCGCTCAGGATATTTACTTAACGGGTAACCCGCAGATTACTTTCTTCAAGGTTGTCTACAGACGGCACACGAACTTCTCCATGGAGTCTATTGAACAGACATGGAACGGTTCTGTTTCTAATGGGTCTCGTGTTTCTGCTACCATTTCACGCAACGGGGACTTGGTATCGGGATTACACCTCCAAGTAGGTACTGCGGCATTTACGGCCGATGCCTGTGCTAATCCAGGGTATGCAATGATTGATAATGTAGAATTAGAAATCGGTGGTCAAAAAATAGATAAACATTTTGGTCATTGGATGGAAGCTTTCACCGAATTAACTGTACCGATGGAGGCTCAGGTAACCGCTACACAAGGTATTGCTGATGCTGGTAATGCACTTGGAAATTTACATCAACTTACTACAATGACGGGTGGTGTATTGGGTGCGGCGACCGCATCAGATGTCCCGCATTATGTCCCATTACTATTTTGGTTCTGTCGTAATCCGGGTCTTGCTCTCCCTCTAATTGCCCTCCAGTATCATGAAGTTAAAGTTCAGCTTACTTTTGAAACTGCTGCCAATAGTATCACTATTGATGATACGCAAGATGGTGGAATTACATTATGGGCCGATTATATCTACCTTGATACCGATGAACGTCGTAGATTCGCACAGGTTTCCCATGAATATCTTATTGAACAGGTTCAGCACCAGCAATCCGCGGCATCCCAGAGCATTGATTTGAATTTCAATCACCCAGTAAAGGAAATTGTATGGGCGGGTGTAGGTACTACATCGGCGGCAGCAACATCCATTGCTACCGCTCGTGCGATAACGGCTGGTACTAAATTCAACTTAAAACTTAATGGACATGATCGTATGACCGCCAGACCTCTAACTTATTTCACTAGGTATCAGGTGCTTAAATATCATACTGGAGATGGAGGACACATACCGACTACCCTTCTCTCACCTTTAGCAGATTCTATTGCTGTTTATTCCTTCGCACTCAAACCAGAAGAACATCAACCTTCGGGAACGTGTAATTTCTCTCGCATTGATAATGCGCAATTAGTTGCTTCGGTACAGACTCTGGCAAGTGACCTTAACATTTACGCCGTTAACTACAATGTTCTCCGTATCATGTCGGGTATGGGTGGTCTTGCTTATTCCAATTAAATAAGCGTAAACAAGTGTGTTTAATAAATTATACGGAATGTTTATTAAAAGTTTTAAAACGAGTTAAAAATATATAAATTATAATATCAATGTATTATATAATTCACTTTTACTACCTTTATTATTAATTTTATCACATATCCACGATTCTTTTAGAACCTGAACTAACCTTTCTAATCTTTCTTCTAAAACTTTAACACGATTTTCTAAATCATTTCCTGATACATTAGTTTCAGTAGATGATAAAATTTCCTGAACATTCTGAACAACTTCCTGAGTAGAGACTGGTTCTACTACCGGCTCAGGTTCAGGTTCAGGTTCAGGTTGGGGTTGGTGGACCACAGGAGCTTCTTCTGCTGCTTCTGCTGCTTCTGCTTCTGCTGCTTCTGCTTCTGCTGCTTCGCTAGCACTAGCAACAGGTTCTGGTTCTACTGCTTCATCAACTTCTACTGCTTCGCTAGCGCTGTCAACAGGCGTCTCCTCAACAACAACATCAGCAGGTTCAGCTGCTTCGCTAACAGTATTCATAACATTATCAACAGTATCACTCATATTTTATAATAAGTATAAATAAAATAATTTTAAGTATATTTATTTATTTAAAAAAATCATAGATAGTTAAAATAAAGTTATGCCAGAACATAAAGAACAAATTCTTGCGGGAAATAAGGGTTTAGCGAATTTAGGAAATACATGCTACATGAACTCAGCCTTACAGTGCCTAAGTCATCTAACTACCTTTCATCCGAACAATGAAAAGTTTTTTGATGAATGTAAGAGAGCAGATCAAAACTCCTTGCTTTATGAATGGTTTCAGTTTCAAAGACAGATGTGGCAAAATGAAGATAATAATATGATTAATCCTATTAATCTTTTAAAGACATTCCAAGCAAAATGTATAGAAAAAGATCTATATTTCAGTAATTTTAATCAAAATGATATTGATGAATTTTTAGTCTTATTTTTAGACTTATTGCATCAGGGAGTCGGTAGGAAAGTTGAGATGACTTATAATACTAAAGTAGAAGATGAAGCCGATAAAATCAATCTCAAGAGTAATCAAACTTGGCAAAGATTTTATGAAAAAGATTATTCATATATAGTTGAGAATTTTTATTCTCAACTCTTAGGGATAACTAGTTGTACAGATTGTGAATATTATACAACCAATCATGATCCAATTCAAGTCTTATCATTGGAGATACCTGAGGAGGCCGAGTCTTTGGACTGCTGTCTTAAAGAATACACACAAAAATATAGATTGGATGTGGGTGAGGAGTGGAAATGCGATCAATGTAAAAATCAAGTTAGACCGTTCAAACAAACCAGATTGTGGAAAACTTCCGATGTCTTATTTATTCTCTTAAAGCGATACAATAATAATCAGAAAATAGATAAATATTTAGAATATCCTCTAACTTTAGATTTACAAGATTATAATATCAATTACAGCAAAAATAAAAGTAATAAATATACACTGAATAGTTTCGCGATTCATAATGGTTCCTTAAATGGTGGTCATTATTATGCTGTCTGTAAAAATTATTTAGATGGAAAATGGTCAGAATATAATGATAGCAACGTTTCTCGGGTTCCTAAAGATAAATTAACTAAATATTCACCTTATTTACTCGTTTATAAGAGATCGTAAATTAATCTATTGCTTTCAGATTCTTGCCATCGCTCTTGAAAAGGCGACCATTCTTACGAAGAATTACACCTGATGGTGGTACCCGACTTTTCTTAATATATTTATTCTTTGTTCTCTTACCTCTCTTAACTGTTCTCATCTTCTTCTTTTTCTTTGTTCTCTTCATCTTCTTCATCTTCTTCACCTTCTTACCTCTCTTAGATTTTCTCTTTTTCTTATTTTCCTTAAAAGCAGAAAAGGGTATCCCATCAAGAAATTTATCTAGTGAGACCATCTATATTAATAGTTTATATTTAAATCATCGTTCTCATCGTTTAGTTCTTCATCTGGGAACTCATGAATTACAACATTCTGTTTTAGAAATTCAAAGTATTCATTAAAATCATCTCTGAATAAATTTAAACCATAATAATTATTCATTTCTACGAATTCACCAAATAAATCACTAATTTCTTCTAAATATTTAAGATCAAATAAATCTTCTTCTGAATCGGTCATATGAATCATACTCATTTTTGATATTTATCATATAGTAAATTAATAAAATCTTTTTTAAACGTGTCATAATCTGTTACAACATCTAGATCAGATTTTTGATTTATCCATTCATATGATTTATATGCCATATCTTCTACAATATCTTTTACTTTTCTATCTTCTTCATATTTGATCGGTGTATTCAACCATTTTTCTTTAGTAATCTTTAACCTTGTAATTGGTAGAGGAGGATTCATAATAAATTTATGATTAAATAATATTATTTTATAAACGAATCATATATAGAATGGAATCCAATTTGACATTTAGAGAATTAGAAGATACAATTGATCCACTGCCTCCAGGTCAGCAGCGGACCCGTGGACCAGAAGTACAAAGGTCACCTTTAATGAGTTATATTAATCAAACTACCCGTGATTATAGGAGTGAGGGAGGGAGGGATGCGGTCAATATGAGTATTGGTCGCAATATCTTCTTAGAATGGAAAGTGTTTTTTGATAAATATGGTCATTCTAGGCATGACATGAATGATATTGTAGCCAGGGCCACAAGGAATAGATATTTGGCCCTGGCAGAGAGAATATCCTCCCATAGTACGTCTCGTCCAGTATCTGCCCTGAGCCACGAATCGGCCACACCACTGATCAGATACCATCGTGAAAGATGCAAAAAATTAATGGATATATTAGAATACGAAGAAAGGATGGGCCCGGAACCAGAACCGGAACCAGAACCGAGGGCAGGGAAACCTAAAAAGAAGAGAAAATCTAAGAAGAAATCTAAGAGGAAATCTAAGAAGAAGAAATCTAAGAAGAGATAAATTCTTTAATATATTATATTATATTATATTATATATTATACATGGCAGAAGAAGACTTCTATATTTTACCTTATTATTTTGATGATGGAGGTGTTTTAAAATCTCGCGTTAAAGTTGGAGATTATATCACAATTGAATCGGAGGGTAAATCATCTCAAAAACAGGTATTAGAAGTGAAGATCTTGAAATCGGGGACGCGCTACTTGCTGGAAGCGAGAGAATTTCTCCCTGTTTTGTTATACAGCATAATTACTAATGATAACAAGCAGTATGGGAAAATAATAATTTCAGAAGGGGACTATAGAGGAGAGGTTTACGAAGATCAAGTCGGTGATCTCGGCTCTGGGAGTTATGAGTCCCTGTATATAGATTTTGAATTTAAAATAAACCCCTCCCACCAAAGACTAGCTTTTGCAAAAGGATTAAATGAAAGATTAAATGAAGATTCACCGTTAATGGTGTTACCAGTGGATTTGTTTGAAAGAATAGTAAATTTATTAACAGAGGGACTGGAGACGAGGGCAGGTGGTCACAAGAAACCTAAAAAGAAGAGACGTAAATCTAAGAGAAAATCTAAGAAGAAGAAATCTAAGAAGAGAAAATCTAAGAAGAAGAAATCTAAGAAGAAGAAATCTAAGAAGAAGGAAGGAAGGAAACTTTCTTCGGTTCGTCGTCTTTCGGTTTAAAAATTTGATTTAGGATGTTTCTCTCTTAACAATACAATATAAAAAAAAAAGAGATGGCATATTACGGGCAGCACGTCGATGAGACCAGACCTGTTTACCACGACGAGATTTGTAACGGACGACCACGGACGATGCTGTATTATCAAACTCTCGTGCCTCACGTTATTGCTGACTTACCCGTATCCCCACCCTGTAGCCCACGATCAGATGGAGGGGATGATCATGATGATGATCCTGAATATGATATTGAGTATACTCTTATCTATGTGATTGACTGGCGATCACAGTTTACTCGCCGAGAATCTGCCTATCGGAATAAGCGTAGTTGTCCGAGGAATAGCAAGCAGAAAAATATCTCCAAGAGTATGAGGCGATTGGGAAAACTGAAGCAGCCGGGTGGATCTTCTTGTAATCAGCGGCGTTAGGATTATATATAACAAAATACAAGGTAAAATCTAAGAAGAGATAAATTTTTTTATTGTATTTTGTATTTCATTTACATCTTCAGAGGAATCTATACTTAAATGAGGATGATCTGATAACCATTCAAAATTATTTAATTCGGATAAATGAGTTCTAGAGGAAAGATGATCTTCATAATTATCAGGATAAATTTCTCTGATTCTTTTTTCTTGTAAATCATCTGAAATATTCAACTGGATTATTTTAAATCCATTTTTGATTAATGATTCATATTCATTTTGATATCTTAAATCATCAACTAAACAAAATTCTTTATCTGAACATTGTTTAATCACATAATTAATCCAAACTTCTGAATCAATTTCTCTCATCTTCTGACCTAAAGATATTAATAAAGGTCTATCTTTGACTAAAGGATTCATTCCAAATAAGTCTGTAGCGCAGTCTTTTACTTTTCTACCGAATGAAAATACCTCAAATCTTGGTTCAACGGAACAAAGATAATCACAAAGAGTTGTTTTCCCTGAACACATCTTCCCTGTAATAGCGATTCTCATAGTTTAAATTAGTATCACTTTAATTTTTAAATATCAATTTATTTTTTCCCAATTTTAAATTCATTCTATTTAAAAATTTGATTAACTATTAAATGTATCAAGTACAACAACCTAAAATGCGTGTTCTTAAAAGAAACGGTCAATATGAAGAAGTCTCCTTTGATAAAATCCTTAATCGTATTAAGTCTTTATCTCAAGGTCCAGAATTTAAAAATCCACTAAGTATTGATGAAACATTAATTGCTCAAAAAGTTGTTCAGGAAATATATGATGGCGTAAAAACCACTGAATTAGATGAATTATCCAGTCAAATATCTATTGCCATGTATAGTAAAAATCCAGAATTTAAGATCCTTGCTTCAAGGATTGTGATATCAAATCATCATAAAAACACCAAGGATACTTTTTCAGATAAAATAGAAGAATTATATAATTATCATTCAAAGGGGCAACATAAGCCACTCATCGCGGAGTATATGTATCAATTGGTAATGAAACATAGGACAGAGATTGATAGCGCGATAGATTATCATAAAGATTATGATTTTGATTTCTTCGGATTCAAGACTCTTGAGAAAAGTTATCTTTATAAAACCGATGGTAAAATCGTAGAGAGACCTCAGGATATGCTGATGAGAGTTTCATTAGCAATTCATCGCACTAATCTAAAAGAAGCATTGATTAATTATGATTTAATGAGTAAACATTATTTCACTCATGCGACACCCACTCTCTATAATGCTGGTTCCAATAGGGAACAATTCGCGAGTTGTTTTCTCTTAACAATGAAAGAAGACTCTATCGCTGGCATTTATGATACTCTTAAAGATTGTGCCTTGATTTCAAAGTATGCTGGTGGTATTGGATTAAGTATCCATGATATTAGGGCAAAAGATTCACATATTGCGGGAACAAATGGTCAAAGCAATGGTTTAGTTCCGATGTTACGAGTCTTTAATGATACAGCGCGATACGTTGATCAGGGTGGTGGGAAGAGGAATGGATCATTCGCGATGTATTTAGAACCCTGGCATGCGGATGTTTTTGAATTTATTGAACTTAAGAAAAATCACGGTAATGAACTTGAACGTGCTCGCGATCTATTCTACGCCTTATGGATTCCTGATTTATTTATGGAAAGAGTATTATCTGATGGAGAATGGTCTCTATTCTGTCCTCATGAATGTCCGGGGCTAAGCGATACTTGGGGCGAAGAATTTAATAAATTATATGAAAAATACGTGAAAGAAGGTAGACAACGGAAAACAATTATGGCAAGAGAATTATGGCAAACAATTCTAACCTCTCAACTTGAGGTGGGTACTCCTTATCTCTTATATAAAGATACATGTAATCGGAAATCTAATCAGAATAATCTCGGTACGATTAAATCATCTAATCTGTGTACTGAGATTATTGAATTTACATCACCCGAAGAAACGGCTGTATGTAATCTTGCTTCAATCTCGCTCAAGAAATTTGTAAAATATAAAGAAACGAAAGATATGAAATTCTTAGTTTATACTAAATCGGATTGCGTTTATTGTGAATTAGCAAAGGGTCTATTAAATAAAAGAAATATTAATTACGAAACAAAAGATTACAGAGAACTAACTAGTATTTCGGGAGAATATCCTCTGAAAGTTAAATTTCCTCAGATTTATCAAACCGATAATCATCGTAATCATATCGGTGGATATACAGAACTCTATGAATATCTAAAACCAGAATATGATTTTAAGAGTCTTCAAGATATTACCGAGAGAATTACTAAGAATCTTAATAATATTATTGATTATAATTATTATCCGACTAAGGAAACAAAAACATCTAATCTTAGACATCGTCCAATTGGTATTGGTGTCCAAGGATTAGCAAATGTATTCTTTGAATTCGGTTATGCGTTTGATTCTCAGGAAGCCAAAGATCTCAATGAAGATATTTTTGAATGTATTTATTATGGATCACTGAAAGCCTCTATGGAAATTTCTAAAGAACGAGAAGTCTCAATGAAACGATATCAATTATGGAACAAGCAAGTCACAGGACCTCCTGAGAAAATGAGTGATTTTGTATCATCTGATGAAATCAAGATTCTAAAAGATAAACTTGGTCCTATCTTACCAGAAGAACTTGAGAGAGAAGAATATTTAGGATCTTATAGCTCATTTATTGGATCTCCCATATATCATGGTAAATTACAATTTGATCTATGGCAAACTACTATTACGGATATTAATCACGATTGGTCTTCACTGAGAGAAGATATTAAGCGATATGGTATCAGGAATAGTCTCCTTGTCGCTCCCATGCCAACAGCATCAACCGCTCAGATCCTGGGTAATTATGAATGCTTTGAACCCATCTTATCTAATATTTATACGAGACGTGTCTTATCAGGGGAATATATGGTTATGAATGATTATTTAGTAGAAGATTTAATATCCTTAGGTATCTGGTCATCAGATCTAAAAGATAAAATTATTGCGAATGATGGTTCGGTACTAAATATTCCAGAGATTCCAGATATTCTTAAAAATAGATATAAAACAGTATGGGAAATTAAACAGAAGAATATCCTTGATATGGCGGTAAGTAGAGGTAAATTTATCTGTCAAAGTCAGAGTATGAATTTATTCTTAGAATCCCCTAATATTAAAACAATGAGTAATATGCACTCTTATTCTTGGAGAAATGGATTAAAAACAGGTATTTATTATTTAAGAAGTCGTCCTTCATCAAAAGCGATTCAGTTTACACTGAATCCTACTGAATGTGAAAACTGTTCAGCATAAATAATTTAATATAAATTTATCTTAATAATTCTGATAATTCGTTTGCCATCTTAGGTGCCATCTTAGGTGCCATCTTAGGTGCCATCTTAGGTGCCATCTTAGATCCTTCATCTATTTTTTGTTGTAATTCTTTATTCTTACTGCTTTGTAAAGCAATGAATGAAACAGCACACAGCACTCCTATTAACATTAATCCCATAAAGAAGAACGGTAGCAATACGATAAACCATGCTATCTTTTTACCATATTTGAATTGACAGATATAATTCAATAAATATATCCATAAGATAGTGAAGATTATTTTGATTACTAAACCACTCAGTGTATAATAATGAATTCCTTCACCCTCAGGTTCTACATCTAATACTTTATCATGGACATCTAACATTGATATTAAATAAAGCGTCATACTTATCAAAGATAAGATCAAATAAACCTGAGCCGGTTTACACATTTTCATAATTATATCTGGCACGGGGACAGAAGGAAATCCTAATATTTTCATTTATAGTAGTAGATTATAAAAAAAAATTATAATTTCCTTAATAATAAAATATTATGTAGTATATAAAAGTAATATGGATGCGGTAAGAAGATTAGTGGACAGATATGGCGCGGCAATGGATGCAAGCCAGGGTGGTGAACTCACTTCCGTACAACAATTAGATTTAATTCCCATTAAATGGATGTATGCGTCTGATAACTTCTCTGGAGAGGGAGGAAGAAGAGGAGGGGTGACGGGGGCGGCTCCACAAGATGAAGCGGTAAGCGGGATTATGGGTATGATGGGTGCGGCGGCGGGTGCGGCGGCGGGTGCGGTCGGTAAAGCAGCAAGAGCGGGTGCACATCGGAATCCGTTTCGCGCCCTAAATGTCCATGGACTACCTGGGGCGCGAGACGAAGGAATTTACTTAGTGTTCACACACCTTACTGGAAGGCATTCTGCCGGGATATACGTAACTAAAGAAGAAGCTATAGGAATAGTCAATTGGTTCATCAATATTCTGGTGACTGCTGGCGCTGCTGTGCCATTTTTGGAAGAGCAAGGTGGTGGAGGTAAAAGACGTAAGCGTAAATCTCATAAGCGTAAATCTCATAAGCGTAAATCTCACGGGCGTAAAAGAACTAGACGTAGACGTTAAATAATTTATCTGTGTAATTCATCTATATCTAAAAGACTATTATATTTTGATAATGCTATTTCTTGTTTTGGACCATTGATTTTCTTAATCTTCTCGGGTGGAGGAATATAGGATTTGATTTCGTTTCCCTTCTTGCTCTTAAACATTAGATTCACATTACACTGACATTGGATAAATATATTTTTATCTTTTCTTATTGGTATATTAAATTTAACAGGTAGACTCAAATATCCTATCGCATGATAGATTAAGGGTATCCTTGAACCTCTTTTACCACATGTATATTCGTTTCTAAAAAAACGATATAAACTCTGTATCTGTGTTTTTGAATCCTCATCTCTCTCAACACACTCATAAAAAATTATTTCCCATATTAACCATATAGGATCCTTACAATGTTTCGGATCTACTTCATTAATATCGCGACATTCTATCTCAAACTTAATTTTTTTCTTCTTATTAATCTTTTCCCATTGTACCAACCATTCAACCCAATAAATCGCATCAGTATATCCCCCATTACGATTTTTTAAATGAAATAAGAATTCATTCATAATAATCCTCAATTCTTCGGGATCAGTAAATCTTATTATATGCGATGGTAAAACTTGCATGGTTGCTTTTAATTTATTCTGAATATTACTATACTGAAAATCATCTTCCTTTACTTTTGTAATTTTATCAAATCTCTTTGTTTTCGGGGAAGAGGTTATCGTCGTAATCAAATCAAAAAATACATTCCTCACACTTTGGGTATTTCTCAAATGAATTAACTGATTTCTTTCTTTTTTACCAATATGATCATATGATGATACAAATGTTAAATATTTCCTCCATAAATATTCGGGTAACTTAGGTGAATTGATATGAACAATTTTTGAAGAGAATAGAATTATTTTTTCAAATAATTCTATCGTATATCCAGAACAAAGACACTCGGTTACCCAATAACAACCCTCCTCCACCTTACCTTCTTCAATACACTTGAATAATTTATTTAAAACATCTTTCTTTTTAAAATCAGAAAATGTCTTGTCTTTGAATGCCTCCAATGGTCTAGGATCAATAATGATAAATTCTGGATTCATATTATTGATAGTTTATAAAAAA